CGCGGCAGCGGCGTGTTGTTGACCGTGTTCTGCAGCGTGGCCGGCTTCGCAGCCACAACCGGCTCGGCCTGGTCAATGTTCAGAAGCTCGGCATTCTTGAGCATCGTAATGTGCTCGTCAGCCGCCTTCAGCTCGCTCTCGAGCGTGGCGTACTGCTTCTTCTCGTCATCGCTAAACGTGACGCCTTCGGCTACGGACTTCTTGACCATCTGACTCATCTCGTCAGCGGTCGTCTTCCGCTTCATCTCGTACGCAGAAATGCTCTCGGCAATAGTCATGGGTTTCTTTCGGGTTGCTAATGCCGAGACGCCGGCAGATGGGAGGACATCGGGGCTGTCTGACGCGACAGGCGCACCAAAGTCGTGCTGTTTAACCGCAGAAATCGTGCATTCCGAATTCATCGGAATCGTTACGGCGCTCAATTCGCCCCAAAACCACTTGGTAACGCGGCGAAATCCGCCCTTCATCGGCGTAGCCTCGAGAGGCTTCCAACCGATGGACAGGCCGCGGATAAGAGGACGGGGCTTGGCCGTAAACGCCGCCCAGGCGTCATCTACGACGGACTTCAGGCGGCTGGCCTTATCGACCTTGAAAACGCTGGCTTTGATGTGGATGCCGTCAGCCTTGGCTACGGCGTCGAAGACTTCACCGATGGGGCTCTCTGCGTCGTGAAACCACAGAAAGGGCATCGGCAGGGTAAACTGCGCCCCCTTCGGCTCCATGACGTCGCCGCCATTGTCCGGTGTCGGTGTGCTGGCGATGCCTTCGATGATGCGCTGCTCTGAGTCAACCGCTTTGACTTCCAGCAGGCTATAGGCGCGTGTGAGCATGAGCCATAGTTAGTGTCGGGCTCATGCGTCGAGTAAGGAAGGGGCTAGTTGTTAGATTGTCCGCGCTTGTCCGCGTTTGTCATACGGGACTGCTTCTCAGTGATGCGAATACCGCCACCAGGCGTCCGGCGCACGGCTCCATCTAATGCGCCTTTCTCAATCCAGCGGCGTACCGTGCGCTCGTCTACCCGCTCTTTCGCGGCGTATTCCTTGACCGTGTAGTCCATAGCTTATTCAGACTGCACCTTGTTGTTGCATTGATAGCACTCGCGCTCATCGGGCGAATAGACGCGGAGGCACCTTGGACAGATCCAGCCCAGACGGAATCTCTCGTCAGTAGACATAATCTCAGCGCTTTTTAACGGCTCGCGTCGTTTTTGCCGTCGCACGGTGCAACGCTTTTGCTAGCTGCGCGTTCAATTGGTCGCATAGTTGCTTGTAATGGCGCACCAGTTCTTGGTCTCTATCACGAGCCTGCTGCATGCGATTGTTGTCTGCCGCAATTCTGGCGTATTCCTGAGCTAGCGTAAATAGCGCCTCGCGTAAAGCCTCACCAGCCGTGTCGGCAAACCCTCTGACCTGATTGAGTCCGTCGATGATTACCGCCACATGATGCCGCTTGTTGTTCGGCGCCGGTTGCCGAGCGGCCCAGTATGCTGCTGTATTCGTGTTGACCTTCACCCGCTTAGCCATCACATCCCCCCTAAAACACAAACGCGTCATACTGCGGCTCCGGCTGCTCCTGATACCGCGTCAGCGAATCCAGCGCATTAACCAGCGCTTGTATTCCGTCGATCTTGCGCGGGTCCATCTTGGAATTCGGCTTCACCAGTTTTAGCTTGCCGTTAAAGTCCTTTGCCTCAGCGTTATCAGCCATCCAGCGCAAAACCGGATGCCCGCCGTGGTGTAGCTGTCGCTCGAGCCATCGCCGCTCGAGCTCCATCATCGGCGTGTGCTGACTCCCAGGCCCCTGACCAATCGTCGCGACGTTAATACCCTCAGCCGTGAGATGGTTTGACACCTGACGGCCTTGAAACAGGTGGTCTATCCCTATCTCCTGAATATCGAAGACTTTAGCGTCAGCGATAATGGCCGATTCGATAAAGTCGTAATCGACCGAGTCACCAGGCGTGGTCTCGAGCAACGGGTAGCCGTTCCACTCCGTCTTATTCCACTCTTCGTATTGGTCCCGGTTCCGATTGTGCTGGTCCGCCAATGCCGCTTGTGGCACCCAAAACCGCGGCAGAATATCCCAGCAGTCTTCATGGTGCGGGCACTTCACAATCAGCACATACGCCGTGATATCGCTGACGGATGCGAGGTCTAGCCCTCCCAAAGCCACACGGCCGAGCAATTCATCGCGGTTGACAGGATGGACGTTGTTCAAATCCCAGACTTCAATCGGTATCCAGCGTGTGATCTGATTCGTCCACTGATTCAACCGATACCGCCTAAACCGGCTTTCCTTCCGCGGCTCCTGCTGCGCCTCTATACACTCTTCCTCGAGCGTGTCTATCCTGACCGTGTGGCCGTAGCTCGGATTTGCCAGCTTATGCGTGGCTGAATCCTTCCAGTCCGCATCGGCCGGCGCCTCATAAATCAGCGGAAAGAATGACCAGTCCGTATCGTTCACCCCGTTGGCGATGTCTCTGGCGTAGGTATACTGCTCCCAGCCAATCGTCATAATGTCGTAGACGCCGGCCGTCGAAATCGACACAATCAACGGCTGACGCCGGGACGCACCGCCATACACCAACGTATCCCACAGGACACGGCTCTTCATGGCGTGGATCTCATCCACTATCAGCCCGTGTATATTCAGACCTTCCTTAGTCGGCGCATCCGCCGACAGCGCCCGAAACGTGGAGCCGCTGACCGAGTCGTAAATGGTCTTCGTTGACCGGATAATCCCCTTCTTCCCGATGCGCTTGCTGAGGATGGGCGATAGCTCAATCATCCCAACCGCTTGGCCATGGATGATGCCGGCCTGTGCTCGGTCATTCGCTGCGGAGTAGACCTCCGCTGACGGCTCCTTGTCCGCAATCAGCATGTAGAGCTCGAGCCCCGCAGCCAGCGTGGACTTGCCGTTTTTCTTGGGCACCCAAATCCCAGCCCTGCGGTATCGCCTGGTGCCGTCTCGCCGCTTCCAGCCGAACAGTGGCCGGATTAGCTCATCCTTCTGCCAGTCGAGCAACTTGAACGGTCCGGTCGTCCCGGTGGACGTGTCCGCATGCCGCAGGATGTTCTGAAAGAAATTGATGACCCTATCGGCAGAGTCTTCGTCATACCGACAGCCGGCATCCAGCACCGCCCGCGCGTCTACCTCAGACTTGACCCAGGACGCATCCCAGCCCTCTTTAGAGGCGATTCCACGGGCTTTAGCGATGGTCGGACTAGTGGAGTGCTGATTCAACCGGATCTGTCTCCTGCGGCCCCGTAGAGGCGATCTTCGACCGGCTAGACGGGTCCATACCAAACCGCTCTCGCTGCGCCCTTCGTTCTCTCAAATAGTCCAGCTTAAGCATCCAGTACGGATTCTTCTTGGCCGATGGGTCATCCCCATTTTTTGGCGCATTTTCGTCATCTCGAGAAATCACCGGCGATGTCCCGATCATCAACCGAGTCAACTGCCGATTGTAAATCTCAGTCTCGACCAAGTCTGCTAAAGCGAACTCATCCAACTCCGTCACAACCCCACTCCGAAGTAGCTTTGACCCTATATCGTCCCATATAGGCCGAGCTTCGACCGGGAGGTAATCCGGGCATGAAGGTAGCCCAACTGTAGGCTTAGGCTCGCGCTCGTTTAGACGGCGCTTTCCAGGGTTTCCGCGAGCCTTTTTAATCGGTGTCGGTTGTGGAGCAGGTCCGCTCATCTCGTTTGTGTCCATAAAAAGTTACAAATTGCGGCCACACGCGGCAGACCGGGACGGTCCACACTTAAGCAAGAGCTTCGGCCCATTGCTACCTCCCCCCCCGGTTCTGTGGACTGCGCGAGCGGAGCCATGCGTTATATGCGGCGTGTCTCATTCCGCGGCGAATCAATCTCACGTCTTCCGAGCTCAGTTCAGCGCTGGCTTTCGTCTCATATCCGGCGTGTGCTTCGCGTCCACGTTTGGCGTCGTGACAGCTCGAGCACAACGCCTGGTGATTGGATTCTCGGTAGAAATTCGGGTCGCTCGCTCCTCGAATCGGCGTGATGTGATCCACAACCGTGGCTGGACGCCACATATTCTGCTTTCTGCAGCCGCTATCAGCCGTTTCTGGGGCTGTTGACGGACGGTCGCCGCACAGAGGATAGGATTTCAGGAATTGCGCCCTGTATTGGCGCCAGCGTGCGTCATAGCCACGTTTTGCGGGCGTGCCGCGATTCTTGTCACACACTTTACAGAATGGACCAGCTACTTTATTTC